CTTTTTCAATCCAATCTTCATCCCAATCTTCATCAACGGTTTTAGCTCGAAGTTCAACTTCAGTCAAAAACACTCGCCTAAATATAACTCTGGCAGCTTGAAGATCAGTTGTCTCTGGTGGGAATGTAATGTCTTCCCAAGGTTTAAGTGCTACCACAGAAGGTTGATTAACTGAAATATAAGCAACTGGAATTTCGGTTTGTCCGGTTTCCCGCAAATCCTTTACAGCTTTTTTAGCTTCTTTATCCGTAGCATTTGGATATTGAGCTTTAATAATGGCTATTGCCTCATCTTCCCTATCTGGATCGGCTATTATTTCTGGAAAGTCACGCAAAGGATCATCCTGTTCCAATTGGTCGATCATCTGCATAACCTGTTCCATCGTGATAGCCACCGCTTTCAAAGCAGCTTTTTGATCCCAACCCACAAACAAAGCACTCCACCCGTATTGTAATCCGTGCTGTGCTAGAAGTTCAGCCTCCCGATTTATTGTGTGGTACAGTTTAGTGTCCAGTTGCCAGTGCATCATCTTGTTGGCTACCGCTGCTTGTTCCACATCGCCTATCTCTGTGGCGGCTACTTTTAAAGTGGCTCTGCTAGATGCCGTGGTTAAAACATCCACACAATCGTTAATTATGGAATCAGCCAAAGGAATGCGGGTATCACTCGCACCATCCCACGGAAAAGCCTGTTCTCCTTCTGAAAGGTTTTTACTGTGCTTTTTTCCATCATCACTTTGACCTGTCCATCGGGTAAGACGAATGTTGTCCGCTTCCGAAACTTTAGTCATCGAATACCCATCATGTAGGCTCCGAATGTATTCCTTGGTTAACTCCGCAACATCTGGAGTATCGGTATGCTCCACCAAATTATCCGTATTCATATTTGTATTCAATATCCCAGTACCTTCGATGCGGCAAAGGTGCTACTCGTTACATGAATAGGTTCCATCACCGCTAAATATCGAAGCGTGTCTATGGGGTCTTTAGTGGCTCCCTTTTCTCCATCTCTGCTTGTCCATTCTTGAAGCGAATAAATTAAATTACCACACTCGGAACTTATGAATAAACTAGGTTCGTTTAAAACCGAAATAAGTTCGTTCTGGTCATAATTTAACCAATCATTGATTATTGTTAATCCGTTGGCGATTGATATTCCAGCCGCCTGAAGGAAGTGCATAGCATTTTCCCCTTCTTCAAGCAAGTCAATAATACTCGTTCCCCCATCTCTTCCGGCAGCTTGGGTAGCTCCGGCACGGGGGTCAATATATCTTTCCTCTATTTTCTCTCCAGCTTCAGCCTCAACAATAATACCTTTCACTTCCTCAACTCCTCGACCTCCACCAATATTTTGAGCCGGGCCTATGGTTCCATCTGGCTTTTCACCGGGGATAGCCCACTCTCCATAAGTCTTTCTGTCCGGCCACTCTCGATAAACATATTTCCTTCCCTTTTCATCCACTCGTAACCAAAGCATAAACCAGTTCCTACTCCAAGCCGGATCAACACAAAAGTAGTTAGTTCCCTCTTTAGGTATGTCTTCGGGGGCAAGAAGATGAACATGGCAGAATTTAGGAAATTGGTTTCCAGTTAGGTTTTGAGCAAATCCATAGGCCCGCAACTTAATCTGTATGGAAGTTTCCCCCTTTAAAGTCTTCTCCATCTCCGTAATCGGATTGTACGGATTCATGGATGTGAAAAACCAAATTATCTTACTACTTGCCTTTCTTCCTTCAGCAACATATGGCATGTGTCCAATCTCACATCCCGGCACATTTACACTATCTGGAAGTAAAGGACTTTCTTTTGTCTCCAGAATTTTCATGCCGTTAATGTATTCCTTAACAGTAGGGGTGTACCCGTCTACTGGAGTGAAGGTAACTAGTAGCTTTCCACTTCGAGTAATAAGCCTATACCTTAAGGTCTGAATCCATTGAAGAGGCACAAGTTCGTCTGCCCAAATTAAATCAACCTCTCCACCCTCAATTACTCGCATTTCCTGCGAATAATTCATAAACCAACATTGCGAGCCATTTGGGAACACAAAGGTGTTTTCAGTAAAACCGTTCTTTTGACTATAACTTACGTTCTGAACTTTTGTTTTCCTTAAATTTTTCCACTCTTCTGGAATATATTTGTAGATTAAAGGTTGCTGATCTCGAATAGAAGATTGTGCCGTCATTCCAAGTACCCACACTTTTGCATTCTTTTTACCTGTGAGCATCCGAATCACCTTTTTAGCAGCATATTCAGATTTTCCAGCCCGGTTTCCTCCTTGGATTAGCAGTTCTGAAGCATCTGCCCACAATTCATCAGCATCGCCCCAGTTAGGGGGTTCAAATCCATATCTAAAAGGGTCGTTTCTTTCAAGTTGGATGAGTTCTTCTCTTTTTTTGAAAATCTCAACTAACTCGTCAAGTCCTTTTTTCCCTCTTTTTTTAAATTCTCGCATTCTCTCTTGCGAGGGAAGTGCCAGAACCGGATGTTCCGTTGGCTGAAATGCCATAGTTTAAATAAATAAGAAGACTAGTTTTTTCCCTTTGGAAAACTTCTCCGTAAAGACATACTGTTCTTCCATTGTTTCTGAAGAGACAAATATAATTCCTCACCTTTAAGAGAAACAGATTTTGACTCTTTATTAACTTTCTGCTTCACCTTACGTTTCATAACAATTTACCAAAACCAAACCACATACCGCTCTTCAAAATATCCTTCTGGTAGAATATCGTAATTAGTTTTTCCAGTTTTCACCTTCCTCATCATCTTCTTCCTCTTCCTCTTCTTCTTCTTCTGAAACAAGATCAACAGATTCCAGTAAAAGCCAAAATTTAGTTTCCTCCAAAACTCCTATCATCTCAGAATAGGTAAGATCGAATTCAGCAGAAAACCGCTCTATAACAGCCTCAATACCTTCTTTAAATGCAGATACTTGCCGTTCTTGAGTCATTGGTTTTGCCATCTCCAAACAATTGTTACTGCGGTTCAGACCAGTTTACCACTCCTTTTTGTAAAAAAATTTTCCATGTCGTAATCCATTATAAGGATTTTATCTCGCGCGCGCGCGCACCCCCTCCCCCCCCGTGCGCGACGATAGTGTTGCCGAACCAAATATAACATTTATTAAGCGAAAACACGCTTTTTGGCACGCGCGCCGCGCAAATGTGCAAGCAAAAAAGACGACTCGCGCAAGTGTCATTTGTTCGTGCCTTTTGTGCCGGACATAAGCGCATTAATGTCGCCGTGGTTGATGTGAACGTGTTGATGTTGCACAACCTGTCCACCCTCGGAAGTCAGGTCGCGTATTTTGTCAGATAAAATCCCCAGCAAGATGGGTTTGGTATGGGGTGGCAAGTCTTCGTAAGTTTCGGCAAGGTTATCCACAATCTTTGTTGCCAACTCCATCATGCTTTGTGCGGTGTTGCGTCTCCAGTTTGGCACAACGTCGCGGTTTTGTTCCCGTATCAATGCAACCGTGGTTCGTCCGAGATCATTATCAACCGCAAGCTGATTGATTCCCCTGCCCTGCTTCAACCCTGCCACGACCGCATCCACCTTGAGCTTTGGCGTTTTGTTGTGGCCTCCATGCTGCTTTTTCGCTGCCATCTGCCAATGATCCACGGGAGAGATCCTTTGGAAAGGAATAAAAAAAACAAAATAAAGTTGACCGGGGGAGCGGGTGGGTATTTCCTTTGTGTATCCCGCCCCAGTAAGGCGGGGTTAAGGAGTAAACAAAATGAAAAACAGTACAGAACCAATAGGCCCAAAAACAACGGGAAACCGTTGGGCCGACGATAGGATCGGACGGGCATTGAACCGCACCGAAACACAAGTCATGGACACGGCAATTCGTGTTTTGGCTAAACTGGACAAAGGAACATTTCCCCCAAAACTAGTTTGGGAACGTGTTGCTTGTGATAACGCAATTGGGATATTCACCGGAAAGGGGGTTAAATTATGAGTCTAGGCATGATGCTTCATTGCGGCGCGTCGGAGATTCACCGGGCAGATATTCCAAACATAGTTTGCCCCAAAAAGATCGTCACGCGAAAGGAGGACAAAAACGGCAAGATGCAAGAATCTACTTGGCAACCTGTGGAACACGAGTTTTTGGTGCGATACACGGAGCAAAACCTACTACAACAGGGTTTCCGCGTCACTAAATCCCAGTTTGCCACAACGCCGCTTGGCATGCGGTTTTTTGGGTTGATGGAGATAACCGGGAAAGACTTGGCTGGGAACGGCACAAATGAGGAATATTCCCGGCTTTTAGGTCTGCGAAATTCCTTCGATAAAAGCATGACCGCCGGAATTGCTTGTGGTGCAAGGGTGTTTGTCTGCGATAATCTCTCCTTTTCGGGGGAAGTCTGCGCCAACCACCGGCACACCAAAAACATCTACGAAAAGCTGCCGGGAATGATAACTACGGCAATTTCGCAGATTTCAGAGG